CACCTTCCGTTGTGGCCTTTGCTATCTTCTCATTATAAAGCTCCGTGATAGCCTGACGCTTTTCCAAATATGAACCACATTCTTTCAGGTATTCGTTCATGGCGCGTTTCTCTTCCTCCAGTTGTTCCTTATTCACATTGGAGGTCGATTGCTCTCGTTTAACGTATGAATTGACCAAAGCGGTATGAATCTCGACCGTCTGTTCTTTGCTCAGTTTGCCGCCTTGCGCGTCTTTCCACTCTTTCTCTTTGGCGAGTATGGCTGCAATCTCATTGTCATAATCGAGGTTTATCTGGGCGATCTTCTTGTCGGAACCTTCTTTCATCAGGTCAATTTCGGATTGCTGGTTTTGACGACGGAGGGATAAAAGTTCGTTATGAATCGTTTTTTGCTGTTTGAGTTGCTTATCCGCCTCTTTCTTTTCTTGTTTTTCGCGCTTGGTCGAATCAGAATATTTGTCTATTTGCGTTTGCGCCTCTTGTATCTGTTTTGTATACTTGCTCCAATCTTCAGAGTTCTTTTTTGCTACATCCAAGGCATTACGAGCAGCTTCTGCATCCTGTTTCTGCTTCTCCCAATAGGATTTATTCTGTACAACAGAGATACTATTCCTCGTTAATGAATTGATCTTTCCTGTTGTCTCATCTATCTGCTTATTCAAAGCATCAAGCCTGATACTACTAATGATATCAGGAACACCCACCCACACAGAAGCTATATCCTCTGATTCCGTCAAAGTTTTATCAAGTTCATCCCTTTCCTCGATAAGTTTTCTTTTCACATCCTCATAATGCTTAACCTTCTCTTCAACAGGAGTGTTAGCCTCCCATTGGGCTTCTTTTATTTTATCTATTTCTTCCTTATGGAGTTTTGCAAGATTATTAGCAGTATCAAGTTGCTTATTAAGTCGTTCTATATCATGAATCCATGAATTACCAGATTTATTGTACGGAGAAGATTCTGTCTCTTGTATTTTCTTTTTAAGGTCCTCTATTCTTTTCAGATCAGCCTCATAAGCCTTAACCGCATTGTCTATTTCTCTCTTCTCATTGACAGATGATAACATCTTATTTTGCTGATCCTGAGGCAAATTCTTAAACTCTTCGAGACTCACATTTCCAAGTTCGGGAAACAGTTTTATCAGCTCTTTGTATGCCTTAACCTGCGAATAAACAGATTCAGTCTCACTATTTATTTTTGAAATCAGACTGTCTGTTTTAGAGGTAAGTTCCTGTTTCCTGTGCGCGGCTTCTTCTTGTTCTTTATTAAGTTGCTTTTGGGCTTTCTCGACAGCGGTTGTACTATCATGAAGAACCCACATAGTAGCGGTAAAACTGGCTACGATGGTGGCAAGTAAAACATAAGGATTAGCTTTCATTGCCGCATTTAAAGCCAATTGAGCGACAGTCTGCGCTTTTGTCATAATTGTTTGGATTCCTTTTGCGGCCGCATCTACCCTTGCGGCAACAGCCCAACTACGAGTTAATGTAATACTGGCTATCAAAGCAGTCCGATAAACTCCATAAGTAGCAGCCAACCCAGCCAATACCTTACCTATCGTTTCATAGTTTTCTATCAACGAAGTGGTTGTTTGGATACCCTTAATTATGACACCCTCCGATTTCTGCCCCAATTCATTGAATACTGAATCCATCGCATCTTGCATCATGGATAGCTGACCGTTGATAGTTTTTGAAGCGTTCTCGGACATATTATAAAATTTACCACTTGCCGAAGTAGCATCTATAAACGCCTGTTGTACCATTTCTGCGGAAATAGCCCCCTTAGACATCTCATCTTTGAGCGCAGCAATAGATTTTCCGGTCTTATCTGCCATGATTTGCAACGGATTGAATCCTGCATTAATCATCTGGTTAAGGTCTTGTCCCATCAACTTGCCAGCAGCTGACATCTGAGAGAAAGCCAACGTAAGCGAGTTAAACCTTTGGGTATCTCCCATAGAGACATCGCCAATAGCCTGTAAATAACGTGGTACTTTCTCGACCTCGATATTAAAGCCTAACATCATCTGCGTAGCTTGGGTTACATCAGAAAACTCAAGAGGAGAAATCTTTGCATATTCACGTACTTGCGACATAAGTACATCCGCCTTTTCTTTGCTTCCAAGCAAAGTTTGAATGGCCGTATCTGCGGCTTGAAACTCGCCACGAACACGAACCATGTTTGACAGAAACTCCTTAATGGAATATCCTCCCAATAATTTTTTGCCGACATTAGACATCGCTTGTTCTATCTGCTTTGTCACATCGACATTCTCTATACCCTCCTGTCGATATAAAGTATACTCGTCACGTAGTTTTTTTACCGATAGTCGTGCATTAGCCTGTTCTTGCGTCAATCCAAATAAAGCAGCTTTCTCTCCATCCAAGGCCTTGCGTGCAGCGCTGTATTCTTCCAATTTCTCATTAGCGGACAATGGATTTCTTTTCAATGCAATACGATAGACCTCTCCAAGTCGTTTTACATCAGTCTCTACATCTTTAATAACAGCTTTTTGAGTGATAATTTTTTCTGATAATCCGTTTACAACTTGCGAAGCATCGAATATTTTCTTTTTAAAACCTTGGTTTATTTCATTGCCTGCACGTACTGCGGAAGTGACAAGAGAATCCAATTCTTTCGTATTTTTAGCAAGTTGAACTTCCATTGCCCGGAAAGTAGCCGGAGAAGTATTACTATCCATCCCGGCAATAGTAGATTTTAACTTATCTATCTCTTCCCGTAACTTAATGACTTTTTGATAGTCAGCTTCTATGTGAAACGCTAATTTAGGCATACATCAATGTTTTGGATAAAAGTACATCAGACCAATAAAGTAGTAGAATTTTATGGGAATAGATACATGACAATGAAAAGATTGTCGTGAATATAGAATCATGCTCCTCTTTTTTGTCTCATAAGATCCTTTCCCGACATCTTTTTTACTTCAGTTTTCTCTTTGTCCTCATAGACAGCCCTCGGTTTATCAGCACTCATCAAGAGCAAAAGAAGATAAGGAAGATCCTCATACACCTCCCTGTAAGAAAGGTTCAAATTTTCCATGAATAAGGTAATACTTCCTACGATGGTATTGCCTCCTACTACTTGGGTTTTACTATCAGATTTGCCAGCTCCATCGCTAACTGGCAGACTACGAAAAAATCACGTCCGGTTATTAACTCAAAAGCGACAAAATACGCTTGCAATAATTCTTCTTTAGAACCTGAAAGCATCTGCCGTTCGAGGCTTTCAGCTCTTTTTTGATAATTCGGGACATCACCAACCACCAAGAATGAAAGTCCCTTGACGATATTCTCCAAATTGACAGGAGCAACCTTCATTAATTCCCGCACAGTACCATTTTCCGGTAAATCGACCTTACTTAAATATTGGGTAGCCCTCATTATCACTTTGATAGAAGGAGCTTTGATTACATATACTGTTCCCCCTACAACAATAGCTTTTCCATAAGTACCGGAAAGTAACTCTGATATGTTTTTTGAAACCTCACTCATAGTTTAAATATTAGAGGGTGATTGCTCACCCTCGTCATTAACTTATCCACCCAAAGTTGTATCCTCCCCGTCTTCCCAGCGCTCAATAGGAACGCCGGCTTTGGTTGGTTTCAACGCCGTAAAAACAAGGGCTAAGCCAATTGCCTTTTCATTCGCTTTACCAGAAGCAGAAACACCGGCACGAGGAAAAATAATTTTCACACCATCTTCAGTTGTGGCACGGACGGTAAACTCTTTACTCTCTACATGGTCGGCACGCTCCCATGTGCCCGGCTTACTCTCTGACCCCGCCGTAAACTTACCACCTTGGAATTTAGCCTTAGTCTCAAGATCATACATACCAATAGAAGCATTGATCTTAACCGCACCCGGCTTTTTAGAGGAATAATAGGTATTTCCAGCTACATCTTTGTAATCCTTAACCTCCGGATCTTCATCCTCATAAGTGAAGGTGTCCTCATGAACTACCGGGACTTCTTCAAAAACAGAACCTTCGGCACCACCAGCCCCGATCGGCGCAACCTCCAGCTTCTGAAGGTTTACCACCACAATTTTTTTATTCTCTGCCATAATTATCTCACATTTAAAATTTCAAACATTATTTTCACATTCACAAAATGACACTTTAGCGGTACATCTCTTTCTTGATGGGTAGAATAGACTTTGTAACGATAGGTAGAACCGTCAAAAGAGGAAACAGAACGTAAACCAGACGCTTGCCGCTCTAATTCGGTTAATCTACTTTTGTTTGCCATTCCATTAATATCAGGTACACAGAAATTAACTTCAACGAAACCTTTAATCCAATAAGTTCCCGGTTTGGGTTCTTTCGGGATAACGGTTATCCTTTCTTCGGTAACTTCCCCTTCCGGTATTGCGTCCTTCTTGTAAGTAGGGATACCAAACGGCTTCAAGTCCCGAACCAAAATAGTTTCTATGTCGCCTGTTACTATCATTCAAACTTTTCTTTTAATCGTTTCTCCGCTTCCAAGGCGGCACCACTCAATACTTCAAATCCTTTTGCTTCCACATAAGATGCGTATTCTGTCTCATTCTTCAGCGTCAGTCCTGTTTCGTCAACCTCGTATTCATTAGATTTTCGAAGTGTACCGGTGTGATCCTGATAATCCCCATTATCCTTAGCGTACTGAACAGCATCCTCTCCTACCTCAATCATCGCTTCTTTGGCCTCTTCATAGAACTCATCAAAGGCCGCATCAACATCTGAGAAGTCAAAATCTACAGCCATATTTCCGCATACTTGAAATAGTTAGACTTACCGGACTTGATGACCTTTCCTTCAGCTCTCACACTTTCCCCGTCCAGGATTCTCACCTCGGTACCAGCATTTAGTATCCCACCCTCATAGACAACATGATAATTATAGTCGTACATTACCCCGTTTACGGAGATTTGCTTCATCACGCCATTATCATCACACCGGCAGGAACCAAAGTCTTTCCAATCCTCTTTCGGGGGGAGCGGGTTCATATCCTCGTCAAATGACGGACCGGACACGACCTTGACCATTAATCTATGTGGAGCGAATATCATAAGAACTTGACTTTGGGTTTATCGGTATTGAGTTCGTCTTTCAGTCCGTACTTCTTGCACAAGAAAGAATAGTAGTCCTTAATCCCTTTAATGTCCCAAGACATTGAGAAACCACTTTCCCCAATAGATGTGGGCCGAAGTAAAAGAGAGGGGATGAACTTCGCCATCGCCACAGAGACACGATCGTAGCAATCCTCATTCATCTCATCCTCTCCGCTTATCTTCGAGGTAAGACACATATCCAAAAGGTCAGCCTCCGACAAGTTAATGCCGAAGGTCTGGAACTTCTGCTGTATGTAGTCGTTTACCGTCATCTTAATATGGTGTAATCAGTTTGCTATATGCGGTATAGCTATAATGGTTCAAATATTTCGACTCGAACACGTATCGGAACGGTAATTTAGGGACTGAAATTTGTTTTCCTTGAATAGCCGTTTCCTCTTTCATCGAACACATCATAGCTGGATTATTTGCAACCAAAAACACGGGATGCGTCATGGTCGGTACAACACAATCAGCCGGAGCCGTTTCCAAAGTGATAAACTGAATATCCGGCAAACCGGCATTAACCGATGGATTCACATATTCACACTTGGGAGATTCCACACTTGATGCCTGCACACTCAACGAAACCAAAGACATCATTAAAAAGCCACACATGGCAAAAATAAAATTCTTCATTTCTTTTCTGATTTATAAAATTAGACAATGGAAGGGTAGAAGCACTACCCTATCCTTTTACTTGATACCTAATGCTTCTTTCAGTTTGGCTGTTGATTCTTCATCCAGTTCTGCAATCTTAGCCAAAAGAGTTTCCTCTTTCATATTGCCGGAAGCCTGTACACCGATGGACTTCAAAGCATCAACCAAAGTCTTTTTCTCGAACTCCTTCTCAAAGAGGGAGATTTTCACCTCCTTCTTTTCTTCAGGTGCTTTCACTTCGGGTAGTTTTGCTTCAACCCGTTCAGCGAGTTTACGACTCTCCATATCCAGCACACGAGATTCTTCAGCAACTTCAATCACTTCACCGGGAGTATAATACTTTCCGGTGAACTTGTCGCGGAAAACTGATATAACCTTTACTTTCATATCCTACCCCCTTATGCTGATTGGATGGATGCAATTTCGCTCAAATCGAAATTGGTTATCAAATCTGGATTGGAAATCTGCGGAATCCACTCTGCCGTATATTCCATGTAGCGACCGTTTTTGTCACGGTAGTTGGAGATAAGCATCTGCCCCTCTGACGGGATATAAGTACGTCCTTGTACTGGGTCTGTCGCTTCATACGGGGTATGATGGCGCATATAACCAATGTTGTCAGAAGGTAACAGAGTAATACGGTTATCCGCGTAAATCTGCACATTCTTTCCCGTCTGGTCTTTCACGTAGTCCTCCTTGATTTCAATACGCGGCAAACCGATGCCGGTGAACACTTCGGAAGCCAAAGAAGAGGAAACCAATCCCGTACTCAACTTCATTTCGTTGCTGCCGAGAATCATCTTGTATTGCTCGCCAAATTCAGATGAACCGAGCACGAACTTGTTGAAAGAAGCGCGTGTCATAATCATCTTGGCATAAACGCCATAGTCCGGTGCCAAAGAATGGAGTTTCTCTCTCAGGTAAGAGATGAACATGTTCTTTCCGTCCACAAC